CGGGTCGATCCGGTGTAGTTGGTCAGCTCGCCCGCGAGCCCGATGAATGTCGCGGCGGTGTCCGTGTCCTGGGGGGCGTAGTCGTTCCCATAGGGCACGAGATACCACGCGGTTACAGGTGTCGCGCCGTTGAGCAGCACATCCAGCGCGTGATTGCGCCCTTGTGCTGGCATGATGTTGTGGATTGTTTCGCGCTCGACAACTACGCCCGTTTTTCGACGGACGGTCTCGACGGTGTAGGTAAAGCCGCTTTTCGTGGTCTCATTCACAGTGGGAATCTCCATGTGTATTACGGTATTTCGTAGGTGTTGGCGAACCCGGTCCAAAACTCCGGCGTAATCGGCGGCGCAAGATTTATGGTGACAGGCCCCAGAGAAACCCACCCACCACCGCCCCAATCCGGAATATACGTAACAGAAAAGTCCGCTATTTTCACAGCCGCGCCCGCGTTTTTGATATACAGCTCTGGCCGTTTTTCTGTTGAACCAGGGAAATACAATGCTGGATACCAAAGGGCTCTAATCTCACCGTATGAAATTCGTATTTGATTATTAATGGACGGCTCTATGTCAACATAAAACCACGGAGTCCATGTTTGCCCGTCAACGGAACCCTCTTCGTATGCAATGTCCTCAGGGTAAAGCGTCTGCGTAGAGCCGGGTGAGAAGTTGTGAACCGACAGCTGACCGAATTCAAACCAGTTAAGAGACGCAGGAAAGTTTCTGTAGCACTTGATTCCAAGCTCAATAATCATGCTTGCCGCCTCACAGCATGTTTTCCTTGCGGACCAATTCGGCTTCAAAATACGTGGAGGCTGCGGCGACGGTTGCTTCTGCCCCAAACAGGGACGACACCAATTGCCTCATCCCGTCTTGCTCCCGGTACAGCATTGCCGCTCGGGATGCCTTCTCGGTCGCCGTCGTGTCTTCCTGCATGTTCTTGACCTGCCCGTCCCGCGATCCGATGACAATCCCGCGCTGCGAATACCACGCCACATCAAGGGCGTTGTTGATTCGCGTGCTCGACCCTGCCGCAGCGCCGTAGGGAAGCAGATCAACTAGCGCCGCATCCCCTGCGATATCCGCGCCGGCCAGCCAGTACGTGCGATCGCCCGTTGTGATGTAAATTCCTGCCTGCATTGGCTCCACAAGGGTGATGCCCGGCAATGGGATGTATCCCCGCAGCGGGTTGTGCCACGTTGGCGCGTAGGGCTCGGAGTAATACAGCCCGTTGCGGTCTGCGGTCAGCAGCCGGCCGTTATGTACGCGAACGATGAAGCCGGCAGGCATGGGGCGAAAGCCGAGCGTTTGCAGTTGCGCCCCCTGCTGCGGCGTTACCGGGAATCGGTAGGTGGATGCAGTCGTGGTGACGGCATGAAACAGCACGTCGCCGTTGCAGGGCGACACGTAGATGCGTTTTGTCCCGGCAGGAAGCGTAGAGACTTCCAACACCCCGTTCTCCGAGACTTGCACAGCAACCGGCCAGGACGATCCAGACTCTTCGCCGTCCGGAGATTCGAGGGTGATTGCCACCTGATACCAGCCGGCAGGGAGTGCGCCGCCAGAAGCCCCTGCGACCGATGGAGCGGCATCCGGGACCGGAAGCCCGGCAGGCTCGCTCACGCCATCACGGATGCGTTCAAGAACGACACCGTTACTCCAGTACAGGTCGCCATTGGAGAAGCGGGCGAAACTCACTCTCCGCCCCGGCGTCAGCCCGCTACGCACGACCTCGCCAGCCGGGAAGGTCTTGAGGTCGCCACCATCCACGAAGTACGCGCCCTGCTCGTCCGCCCACAGGCTATGACAGTCCGCTCCGGCCAGCGCAAGCGTGGTCCCTTTGCGCCGCTGCAGCGTGCCGGCTGCGGTCAGATCGACATTGACCGCGTTGCGCAGATAGTCGCCGGCCTTTTGACCGCGCGACACGATGCCGAGTTTGTGGTCGGGTAGGCGATTGTTGATGCCGGCGAAGGGGCCAAGTGGTGTCGTGTCAGCACTCATGTTTTTCTGCGCTTCCAGTTGCGCCACGCGCTCGGCGCGGCTTCGTCGGACAGAAGATCAACGCCCAACGTTGGGAGAGGGAGTCGGGCAGGCTTCACTTGTACCTATTCCTGGTTGATCTATGAAGTGACTTGATGCTCCTGGTGTCATGGCGCACTCCTGCGCGCCGGGGGTGGCCGTCAGGCCGAATCTTTCTGTGATTGGTTGCTCTTCCGCCTTTGAGTTACGGGCGCGCGAGGGGGGTTAGAAGGCGATCTTCGTCGGGTCGTGGCGATAGACCCATTCGCCATCCCAGCGCATGAATGTCTCGCCGGGGCGCCAGAATGTCAGGTATTCGAGCATCGTCGGATTGAGGACCAACAGATTTCCTAATCTTTCCTCTGCTTCCATGTGATTCACCCAGCCCGCCG